TTTGGAGTAACGCGGACGCACTTCGAATACGTGACACGACCACGGTTAGTGATCGCGAACCTCGAACCGCCAGTAGAAACCTTGAACTTTCGTCCAGGCTTCAGCCATGGTTCTTCGGTTCCGCCTGCCGGCCTCAGGTTGTGCATGAGCTTCCTAAATAGGAATTCACGCCCAGCCCTCAGCCGAGAATTGCAGGCTAAGTATTCATAGTGGTAAGACCAGAGAGAACGATCTGTTACGATCGCATCACTGGCCCACCCGGATGGGACCTTGCTATGCAGGTAGGTATTGAATTCTTCATCGGAAAGAGGACCGAAGAGCTTTAAAGGCTCAGGGATCAACCGACCGTAGAAGGCTTCGACCTTATCAGGCATAGACTGTAAGTGAATGTCGAACCACCGAACAATTTGGTTTCGGTGGGTAAACAGCTCACAAACAGTTTCAGGTCTATCCTTTATGAATATGGGTCTCATATTCGTTCCGGACACCCAGTCTGTGCCGCACGACTCTCGTACCCGACCAGCCAAGAAACTCTTGGACAGGTTTGGTGTGAGGCCGCACATCTGTAACAGGTTCAGCAACGGAGCGCCTGCTGACTGCGGAACTACCATATCGTCACCGAAAACGGCGACATATGATGGATCCCAGCGCAGACCACTCACGTGCAGAGCTGCATAGCAGATTGCACAGAATGTTAGTGTCTCGACCGCGAATGTGTATCCGTTTCCCATCGAGCTTAGCTTCGAATATCGAAGCCTTCCTCGCCCGGGAATTGTCCCGCAAGGGCAACGGAGTTCACACAGATACCTATACCAGTCCTCAGGAAACAGGAGCTTTACTAATCTCAGAGAGATTGTATCGCTCGCGTTACTGAGGTCGATGGTCACCGGGGTATCCGCATCGCTGCGGATAGATCCTTGGTAAGCCATCAACTGGTTAGGTTTCTGAGAGTCTAGGTTTAAACCGAAACGCTTCAGGCGGCGACGGATAAATCCGTCAACGCCTAATTGAAGCATTAGGTTCATCCTAGGCTCAATCGCGATTGGACGGTCTTTCGATCCGTCCTTTGGAACAGTTGTGACTCGATTGTGCTCAGTAACACTGAACACATTACTCCAGAAGGCTGTCCAATCTAGTATTTCCCACGGTTCAATGTGGAATTTACGACGATAGGAGTCTTCTAGGGCACCGAGCCACCTCTCATCCGAAAGGATGAGACTGCGTGCGTGCTCCAAGCAACCGGCTGTAACACGATAGGGCCACTCGACATACTTGTCGTATGACGAGCAGTTTCCTAAAAGTGTTGCAGTATCGGCGCCTGGGCCATGCCTAGACCACACCGTCATATGGCCCTCCTCTAAAGGAGGCGAGAAACCGATCACCTTTCTAATGAATTCTCTCATAAGAGAGAGTTCCTTCGTAGGGTAACCGTCGATATATAACCGTTTCCAGCCAGTGCGATTAAACACTGAACAGGTTCGGTTAGTTTCGATAACTTGCGCTATCGCAATATCGCGTTTCTCTTTCTCCCTTCCTTCGAAGGGATATTTCCTTATGACGGATCCGATCAGGAGCTTCGAGGCCATTTCTGGCCCCACAGGCTCCACGCTGGAGTTAATACTCTGTAAACCCCAGCGCTCCGACAACTCGGAATACCGAGCAAAGTCACGGGATCTTACGATTCCGCTTACTAAGTCTCGGTCCGAGTCTGTCAGCCAACCGGATAGGTCACTGTTTAGGTGACCTAACAACAACCAGGGATAGTCCCTGGCGATGTCTACCCTAACATCCACGTTCGTGGAGTTACGGGCGCGAGGCCGCTTCTTGCGGCCGCGGCTACCGACGCGTGAGGGCTTCTGCTTCATGCAGGTTAGTCCTTTCTGGTCACGGTCTTACCAAAGACCGAGACCGGGCGTGTCACCCAAGGAACTTATCATCTCTGCTATGAGATGACAAAGAACCAGGACGGCTCGTATGAGGAAACCAATGACTTCCAGCATATTTTTCCTTTCGGAAGAATAGGCAGGTACCATGTAACCTAAGTCTTCTTGATTAGAGAAGAGAAGGCTATCATGGTACCCGCCCAGTCAGATTCAGTTCAGAACTAAATCTGCAGGCCTTCGGTCAGAAGTTGCCCCACACTCGCCGCTTCGGTGGCTGTGGTAGCTGCATCAGTGAGAAGACTTGCGATCCTGCGACGCAGGTTCGAAATCTCCCAATGATTGGCGCCTACGGGTATGGAGAAACTGACCTCCCCAATTAAGGGGAGGACAATGTCCCCGCTACCGTCAGCATTTGCGACGGTAACGTCCCGAGTCCATTTCATCGTGAGCTTCGCAGCTCCGCGAGATGAACCGGTGCGTTTCGGATAGGTCCGGTAGAACTGGACCTGGTTCCGAGCGGTTACACTGTGAAGCTGGCCGCCGGCATGGGTAGTTGTCTCCCCATACGTCGACCTGTTCACTGTTTCTTCCAAACGAGTCAGCACGAGCTGAGTCGTCGTATCGTCTCCGTCCGTTTCCTTGAGGAACACGGCGGAGGGACACGTGATGGTGTTAGCCAGCATTGGCTTATCCTTTACGTACCGCTGGACTTTTAGAACCGTGGTCGGAACTTACCGATTTGGTTCGCTAGCGCCAGCATGTCTACCCCTTTGAGCATATCCAGCCTTAATTTAAGGCTGGGCATGATCGCCCGGGGAGGGTTTGGAATTCTCTGAGTCAGTATAACTGAATCAGAGACTCGTCCGGACAGAGTTATGATTCTACTCTCAGATAGAGAAGAATCAGACCGCGTTGCGGCAAACCCATGTCCTTCCGTCAGAACCTCCGCGGTTATCGACTGCGTTTCATCGCAGACGGCCCACGAAGCCAACACGCGAACGAGCGCATTGGGTGACCACGAGGTCAGCAGATCCGATGTAGTGAGGAACCAATCGATAACAAAGGAATATGGGACCAAGTCCCATAGACCTTTGACTATCTCTCCTGTACCTATGACGGTAAGGATATTGGCTTCCTCGAACACCGGAAGTGCTAGCAAACCAGCTCTAACTGCCAATTTATGGCACTTAGAATAGCGGTTTGCAAGGGTAGGTGCAGCAGACGTAAAATCACGGATCTGAAAACTATAATCAGATACGTCATTATACAGTATGCTGTCTTCGGTTTTTATACCGAAGCGTTGACGGGTCCCTTCTCCGAGTTCTCTAAGAGCTTCCAAAGCTCCCATGAGATCGTAGACGAGCGGTCTGATCCCGTAACGTACCTGGAGATACGCGTTACTCAGCTCTTCGAAGTCCTCCCATTGGAGGACCTTCCCAGATCTGAGGCGCTTGTTCAACTCCCGGCCAGCTGCGGATGACTTACCCTTTCGGAGTAAGTCATGCAACAGTCTGATTTTCCGGAAGATCCACACTATCGTGTTGATCGTTTCGTTGAACTCTCCGACGATTACCCACGCGTTGAGCGGGGCATCGGCCGTCTTCGCGTAGACCTCAGAGACAGCTTCTCGAACATACTGAGTATGTTCAAGATCGCTGATCCACGGTTCGAAAGGCGCATACTGGAAAGCCAGTATACCTTTCTTAGGAGCGATCCCGGATTCGTCGTTACTTCCTATTCCTAGTTGATAGGGGTGCAAAGTGCCCCCTAACTCGTAGGAATATTCGTAACCAGAACCCGAGTTCGTCCATTCCGCATCGGCAGTGATAAAACACTCCCGAGACTCCAAGGCCCGCACTGTTCGCGAATAGGGGTTATTAACAATAACTCCCGTATCGCGTAGGTGCTTGTAGTTTGGGGTTATGACGTCAGTCATATCCTTAATCCATTGGCCGCGAGACATGCTCTTATCGACAGTCTCGGTATTAGTGTATTGATAAACGCCGTTGTTTTTGACAACGTCCTTATCAGTAGCACTCAAACCAAG